AAGTCTTGCCCTTGGTATGACCATTTACTCATAGTAATGCTTGTTTTAATAACGGTAATAGATTGTCTCTAACTTTATCTATACCATGTACTTTAATAGCATCTGATAAATCCTTCTCCATCTCTAGAACAACATACTCAAAACCATATCTAGATTTGTATTTCTCCGCAGCTTTTATACCAGCCTCATCATTATCAAACAATACACATACTTTCTGATACTTAGAACTAATGCTACTCATTATATTCTCTGGTATCATAGTATTCTCACTGTCTGGTGCAATTGCTTCTGAATTACTAATCTTTAGTTTTTGATATGCCATTAAATCTTTAAGTGAAGATGCAATAATTAAATAAGGTTTATCAAATACTAATTGCTCAGTACCTTGTATATAATCTCTTACCTTGATAAATTTACTTTCTTTTACTTTTGGCTGATAGATCTTATAGAGTGTCCCATCTTCTCTAAAATACCCATAGATATAATTACCCTTGATAGTTATACTTGACACAACATCATTTTCATCTGTCTTTGTCATTATATAATATTCTAATGGAACAACATTATATCTAGATAATAATCTAGAACCAATGTAAAATCCCATCCAATATTTTTGATCAAGAGTATTCCAGTGCCGCATCTCATAATCAGTAACTTTAAATTTACTGTGTTGTTTATAAGACTTTATAGGATTATAACCATTGTTTAGAACATATTGGTTATAGTCTTCAATTATCTTATAACTTGCGGAACCTCTAGTGGGTAAATTAAATAGACTTTGGACAAGACTTATTGCATCACCACCATTACCTGAAGAAAAATCTTTAAACCTATAGATATTATTTCTGTCAACATATATACACATAGAAGGTGTCTTCTCCCGTATATTAAACACTGACTTCATTTTAATATCCTGGCCTGTAAGTTTTTCTGTAAGTTTTAGATAGTGTTCAAATGCCCATTCTCTTGGAACATCAGTTAAATCACATATTAAGTTTTTTGTGGAAATCATAGCAACCCAATTTAGTACATAAGGGGAGCTAGATTAACCCCCCATTATGTAGGAGCTGTTAATCTAAACTAAAGTCAGAAGATGTTCTTCCTGGTGTTGGAAATTCATCATCATCATCACCAAAATTATCTACTGGCTTTACCTCAATCTTTTTAAGGTGCTTAGCCTCGTCATACTTAAGAATTCTATCAGAACCTTCTTCACCATAAGCATACTTATTATTTTCAGCTTTTGGTAACCACATGTCATATGCAGTATAGCCAGACTTGTTCTCATATTCCTTACCGGCAACACAGAAATCTAGATACTTATCTTTAAGTGGAGCATTATCACTGAAGTTCTTTACAAAATCTTCAATACTGTTAAACTTATTATCTTGTTCTTCAAACCATTTCATTATTCCAGTTGATTTAGACAAGTTAGCCAAGAACATCATCAAAGATCTATCTCTCTGAATTTTAATTCCAGATTTAGTTTGCCCATCAGCATATGCATATTGACTAGCTTTTACTCTACCAATCTGACCCTTATATCTTCCTTTGCTTTCATCATCTTTATCAATCAGAAAACCTTCAAACCCGTCAATTGGTTCTGTCTCAACATTTAGTATTAAGTGTTTAGCACCATCAATAAATTGAAAGTTCTCTAACACAATACTGTTAATTTTTAGTGAGTGGTTACCTGGCGCAATAGTTTTTGCCATTCCACCACCACTGTTCTCACTTACTAGATCTTTTGTACTTAAACCCATTTTGTTTGTTTTTATTATTTATAAACTTTATTCCAGTAAGTCTTTAACTTACCATCTATCATTTCAGAAATTGTTATTTCTTCATTTTGCAAATGCTCTGGTCTTGCACCACAAGTCACTTCTTCATTAGTTTTAAAGCTAAGAATAGTTTCATTGCCTCTTCTGTACATATAACCAATTGCATCTGCGTTAGCACAGATTAGAGATTTTATCTTGCCCGTCAAATCTATATTTGCAGACATAACCATCTCTCCTTTATCATCTACCTGCTTGTCCTTAATGTGACCTGATAAAATAATATGGGGAGCTAAGGTATCAATAAAATCTAAAACTTGAAAGAATGCTTGCCTAACATATAAGTAACCCGCACCATTAGGTAATGTAAGAACACTGTCTCCAGAATAATTTTTACCCATTGATGTTTGTTTATATAAGTTAATTGCAAGTGGCATAACCATATCTTCTAGAGCTGTAACAGTATCAATAGTGACATACTGATATGGATACCCAGCATCTTTAATTGCTTTGCCAACTTCTTTCAACTCCTGAAGATTATTAGCTTTAACTTTAAGTGCTTCTACATAGTCTGCACCATTCTCTAAGTCAATAATTAAATTATCATCAAGACCTGCAAATGCAGTTGTCTTACCTGTCTTAGGCTTTGAATACACAATTAATCTCTTAGGATTAACCCTGTTAGCTTTTACTTTTTTAGTTGGAAGTACTATACCCATGTTATTTGTTTTTTAATGCTATTGCAAGTTTTTGAAATCCAGCTGCAATCTCCAGTAAAATAGCAGATACATCATCAGAGTCTTCTATGTCTTTCATTTTGGGAACAAACTCCTCTTCAAAATCTGGAAACACACTTAGTCTCTTTTGCTCTACAGGTTCAGTAGTTCTATTTTTCTCATAATCATTGTAAGGAGTTTCTTCAGAACCCTTGTTTACACATACCAACTCTGAGACAGGTATGACATAAGCAGAGTATTCCTCTCCCCTTGAATTAGTAGAAACCTTAACTTCATACTCCTCCTTAAAATAAGGATTATATCTGCATTTAAATAGTGGTCTTTCCCAGTACATTGGAACCATATCTGTTTCTATGCCTTTAGCATCTCTAACAATATCTACCAACTCTACATAAATATCAGAACCCTTATTTAGTTCATTTTCAAATAACTGAATCTGCCTTCCAAATTTACCTTTGCTATAAAATGCAGTTTTTGCAGTAAATTGGTAACTAGAACTCAGTTTGTCTAGATAACCAGAGTGATGTTCCATCAACTCTTTTTCTTTTTCTCTTCTGTTATACATAATTTTTAATTTTAATGTGATGATGTGGGTGGTGCGTCAACCTCTACAATTCTCATTACTGTACTGTCCAATCTATAAAAGTTCATACCCATAAATCCATTTCTTGATTTTAATATGTGAAATATTAAAAGATCTGGATCATTAATGATATACTTTTCAGGACCATAGAATTTAATTCTCCTATTAAAAGGACGGTTAATGCCAAGCACTACATCAGCATGTTGTAATAAAGAATCAGAACCATATAAATCAGAGTCAAGAATATAGTTCCCATATGTACCATCTTTAGCTCTCTCTATAGTTTCAACATTTCTGTTTAACTGACTAAGAACTAAAAATGCTACCGGAAACTTCTTCTTCATTTCTGTAAGGGCTTCACCTAATGTATAAAGCATCTCAAACTTATCCTTCTGCCCCTTGCCAACTCTAAATAAAGCTGAGTGATCTATAGTGATCAAAGTATTAGTAAAACCATCTTCTGTTTTATGCTTCTCCATATAAGCATGAATAGTAGCACACATCTCTTCCACTGTACATGGATCATACACAACATCTACTAAGTCATACTGTTCTGTGCTTTCATAAAAATCAACACACTTTTGAAAAATACTTTTATCTACAGGCTTTTCCTTACTCATCAGAGTGTTATAATCAGAACCTACATTCATAGACAATTTTCTAATACCATTTGTCTCATCTAGCATTTCAAACTGAAACTTTAATATCTTAAATTTTTGGTCAGGATTTATCTTTATGACATCATTAACCAATTGTTCCATAAATAAAGTTTTACCTGTTCCTGGTCTTGCACCAACAACTGTAATAGTTCTCCATTCCAGACCATCACAAAAAGCATTGTTAAAATTCACCCAAGCTGTCTTCAATGACTTTAATTCACCATTGCGTCTAGCTTTCATTTTATAGAGTGCTTTCTTAAGAGCATCTCTTTCACTCACAGCCTTTAGAGGGCTTGCATTATTATACATATTCTATAGATTAATCTTGTTCAATCCCTTCCATTGAGGGTTTAATTCTTTCATAAAGGTGATGAGATATAGTAATCATAGCTTCTATAGCTATATATTCCCAAATCTCTAACTCTACAATATAATTGTTAATTATCAGGTATAGACATGCACTACCTATAATTCCAATTAATAACTTCTTAAAATTTATTTGTATCAAAATAGTCTTTCTTTTATAAATATTATTTCATCATCTGGTTTGTTTATAATCATCTCACAGTAATCAGCTAAATCTGAGTCCCATGTTCTGTCAGTGTTTTGTTTTCTAATAAAATATTGAGATGTTCTCATGTACTGATAATTAATCTCCCTGTATTCCAAAACATATTTCTTTGCTGCTAACAAAACTGTTTCCCAATCATAATCATAAGTTTCAAAGAACCATCTAAATGCATTCTCTAAGTTTTTAGAATTAGATCTTGCATACTTACCACTGGCAAGTTTAATACTTGGAAATGTTTCTGAATACTTTTTTACAGAGTCTTCAAAATTATCTCCCAATAAAAGTTTAGATGTTTTCTTTTTTGACTTCTTAAAGAAGCCATCAATCTCAGTAGTAAAGATAATACTTTTATCTGTTAATGTCAAATCTTCATTTAACCAACCATCAGAAATTAATCTTTTTACTTCTAGTTCCTTGTTCACAAGAGAACAAGGAATTATGCTTTGTTTTACACAATGTAAAATGTAATAACTATTAGGGGTTATATCTTCCCTGATTAACTTTAAAAATATATCTTCCATACTACCAATTAATTATATGTCCTGTACCTTCTGCAACTAGATGCTGTGCTTTTAAAAAAGCATTATCTGAATCCCATTCTCTTTGTTTAGTGTAAGCTGCGCTTGCCGGATGGCTTGTAAATATTTTGTAGTTATCATCACTTATCATCTCAGCCCATTCTTGAGCCTTTTTACCCATGTAAATATATACAAGTTCTTTCTTATTATGGTTAAGATAGTCAAATAAAT